ACCGCAAACGCCGAGCCGCGCAGAAAGCTGCCGAGAAGAAAGCCGCTCCAGCCAAAAGCTGATCGGCCTTGGCCTGATGGGAACCTCGTAAAGGCGAGTACAGCCGTGGAAGCCGGTAACGCCCCGTCGGAGGGACATCACTATGTACATGGTTCTAGGAATTGATCCGGGATACACTACCGGAACATGCCTCCTGGACCTCCACGGAAACGGTGAGATCGAAGTGCTTGAAGCTCACCAGTACGAATGGTCGGTACGTTTCCAGATCATTCCACTGGTTGAGCGCCTAGTGGCTACAGGCACACGCGTAACCATCGTCGTGGAGTCCTTTAGGCTCTACCCACACAAGGCACAACAGCTGGTAGGAGACGACTTCCCTTCAGTACGTGTAATTGGTATGGTAGAAGCAGCCTGCTGGAAAGCGAACTTTGCACAGCTAACGTTTCAAACCGCATCGCAGATCCAGCGAGTACAAGTACTTCACGATCTACCGATAAAATCAGAGCACGTCCGTGACGCATACCGTCATGCACGTTACTTCATTGTGGACCATAAGGATGAACTCCTCGCGCAAGCTACTCGAACAAGCACGGGATGAAATAAACGTCCTGTACCCTAACCTAGCCCTCTTCGTAGATGGACTAGGTCTGCACTTATCCAAGCGAGAATGGACACAGGAGGTCAAGCAGTACGTTAGTGCGTACGCCGGCGCAAACGGCTTCAAGCTAGTAGAGCAGACTGCCCCTTGGCGTCCGCACTTACTCAAATACATGGACGAAGGGGACAACTAAAAACGGGGTGGCTCCCGTACCTCCTTTCGCTAACTATAGTTGTCCCTCGTCCACCTACTTTCATAGTGAAAACTCCACGCAACTATCAACACGTCGCCATTCAACGTGCGCGGCGCAAAAACCTTTTACTAGCTGACGAGTGCGGTCTAGGTAAGACCCTCGTTGGCATCGAAGCGTCCAAGCCATCCCTGCAAGACGGCGGACGCATTCTCATTATCTGTCCACTGCGCCTGCGCAGTCAATGGTTAGACGAGATTATCGATCAGGATCCTGGAGCAAGGATTGTTACCCTCGAATACGGTATACCTCCTCAAATCTACGGTCACCCTGAAGGATGGTTCATAACCTCGTACGAAGCGGCACGTGATGGTGCAGCGGACCTTTCAGCTTACCTGTGGGATTGGATCATCATAGATGAAGCACACAGAATCAAGAACCGCAAGGCTAAGCAGACGACAGCAATCAAACACATCCCCGCAATACACAAGATAGGACTCACAGGCACACCAATGGAGAAGAACCCAGGTGACCTGTGGTCCATACTACACTGGCTACATCCAGATGTCTACACATCATACTGGTCCTTCTACAACAAGTACGTAGAAAGGATCTTCGTAGGCCCTCCCGGCAGGCAATGGCCTATCGAGAGAGGGCTCAAGAACGTTGAACGACTAGCGAAGCTGTTAGAGCCAGTCATGCTGCGCAGGACGAAGGAAGAAGTAGCACCGGAGCTTCCGCCGAAGATTATCCAGCGCGTAAAGATACAACTGAACGGAGCGCAGCGGGAAGACTACGACGTGATGGAGAGGTCCAAGGACATACTGGTAAACATCCGTGGCGAAGAGATCATAGTCAAGAACGAACTAAGCAAGATAGTCAAGCTGCAGGAGATAACGAGTAAGGAAGGAGCCAAGACTGGTTGGTTCACTGACTGGCTAGGAGACAATCCTGACACACCCGTAGTTGCGTTTACGAAGTTCCGTGCGACAGCCTACCATCTGTACAAGTCGCTCGAACCACGAGCTGACCTTGTCATGGGCGGTGTGCAGGAGCTTCCGCACGAGTTCTTGAACGGCACGAAGGACATACTTGTCGGTACGATAGCAGCGATGGGTGAGGGGCTCAACCTGCAGAGGGCTGAGGTCGCAGTGTTCATTGATCAAGAGTGGTCGACTACCAAGATGACTCAAGCATACGATCGCATTCACAGGATGAACATTACGGGGCCGAAACTTATTTACCTGCTGACGGCAGAGGACACGGTCGACGAGCTAGTAGTCAAGGCGTTGGACCGTAAGTGGACACAACAGGAGTTGGTGTATGAAGCACACAACCGATGGAAGCAGTTACCGGTATGACGGGCACGGAGCTGTGAAGAAGGACCCCACTGGACGTAAGATCTACATGGACATCGACTTCCCTGAGAAGCACAAGAAGCCTTCTTTGGCGATAGTCGTGGTCATAGTTGTGGTCGTGGTCACGATTGTGGTTGTTACGTTATGGCTGGCATAGACTATGAAGGAGACCCAGTTACCGACACCACAGCACTTGACGAAGCAGGACGCATCTATGGCGGGGAGAGTAATCCTCGTCGTACTGTTGGTAGTGTTGCTTCTGACGCTATGCATACTTGTCTCTATCCCGTTAGGATCATCGGACTTATCATCATGCTTGTTGTCTTGATGGTCGTTGCGGGGGTGAAGATACTATTGGACATTCTATTCGCGAAAGGAGGTTACCCATGAAAGGAAGTTTGATTGGCATTGGTGTTGCAGCACTCGTCTTTACGGGTCTGCTGTCGTACCTGGTGGGGTGGGAGCCGTTAAAGGGAGACTTGTGGAACTGTCTAGCGGCGTTCATCCTGCTGTACGCGTCCATGTTTTTGGGCGTGTTGTGGGGTCAATGGAGAGAGTGAAAAACGTTCATCAAACTCTCACCTTATTTTCATGTATTTCTAACCAACATACTTTATAATATTAGCACGGAGGTCGCTAGTGGCAGGTAAGTACGAGATACACATAAGTGACGTGCGGACGTACCGGCAATGCCGACGCAAGTGGTGGTTCTCTTCGATGTTGCGTCGTAATCTTGAACCGGTCGTACCGTACATGCCGTTCTTTACCGGACGGGCTATACACGAAGCCCTGGAAGCTTACTACTCAGAGGGCGCCGACCTAATTGAGTTTGCCGATCAATGGATACTCAACGAGGTCCAACAGATGGGTACTCTTTGGGCACAGGAGATTCAGAAGGTAAACGAAGAGATTCACCTTATAAATGGTATGCTCCGACACTACCAGCTATGGGTGGAGAAGCACACGGGAAGGTTTGCGGACAGCAATCTACAGTTCCTAGCTATGGAAACGGACTTCCGGGTTCCTCTCCGTAACCTTAATGGTAACAAAAGCAACAGAGTGTTCTTCGCTGGAAGATTCGACGGCGTAGTGATGACTATGGACGATGGACAGTTCTGGTTGTGGGAGACTAAGACAGCAAGGAGCATCAAGTCGTTAGTGGATACATTGTCGTTGGATGAACAGTGTGGCGCCTACATATTCGCTGCGGAGCAGATCTTTGACGTAACGATAGCGGGCGTTCTCTACAATATTATGCGCAAGAAGATACCTACCGAACCGGACGTCCTACAGAATGGCCTGCTATCGAAGCGTGCCAGTATGGACACTACCGCAGATGCATACCTAGATGCCGTTCGACGTAACCATCCCGACTTTACTAAGGAAGACATACTGGAACATTACGGAGACTTCCTGCAAAGCCTTCTGGCTAAGGGCAACACGTTCTTTGCTCGCATTCCCATCTATCGAACGCAGTCTGAAGTCGACAACCTTGCGATAAACTTGTGGTACACGGCTCTCGAGATGGTCCGACCATCTACGCCTATCTATCCTGCTCCAAGTTGGGCAGCTTGTAACTTCTGTCGGTTCAGAGCTCCATGCGTCGTGATGAATGCAGGTGGGGACGTTGAGTCGGTACTTGCAAGTGAGTACAGACAGAGAGAGCAGCCCAAATTTGTGGCAGAGGCAGACGACGATGAATAAGATGCCAGCAGCAAAAAGTATCGTAATCAATTTGGTTGACGGTAGCTGTGTTGAGATAAGTGAGGTCTCCCTGGTAGTGGTGTCAGTAGAGGTCTTGGGTCCGTTAGGCCCGTCGCACATGATGATGGAAGCGATTGTAGGCAACGTTGAACATGTAATACCAAACTTGAAGGAGAAGCGCAATGAAACGAGTAACTAGGGGCGAGTTCTCTTCACCGTACTTGAAGATACTTTTGTATGGGGAGTACGGGTCGACGAAGACTCGAACTGCTGCCACTGCGGCACTAGATGAACGGCTGTCGCCAGTACTGATGCTAAACTCAGGAGGCAATCCAATAGCTATTCGCGATTACGAAAAGCAACCAGACATCCTTACGCTAGATGACTTGAAGGAGTACAACATTCCCTACGAGTGGTTGGCAGGGGGACAGGATCCCGATCATCCATTCTGCGACAAGTTTGATCTCAATCCCCCGTACAAGACTGTCATTGTTGATAGTGTTACTGAAGTCCAACGGATGTCGTTCAGTTTCGTCACAGGCAATACACGCATAGGTCCGGGCGACATTCCTCAATCAGTTGAGATTCAACACTTCAACAAAACGTTGGGTCAGATGGTAACGTTCGCAAGGTTGTACTACGGCCTGCCAATGAACGTCATAATGACCTCATTGGAGAAGTACGACAAAGATGAAGTAACGGGCGCTGTTATGCATCGTCCGCTGATATGGGGGCAAGCATCGTCTGAAATAGGTGGTTACGCGTACATCGTAGCACGCTTAGTCCACCGGGCTCGAATCGATAACAAGTTACGTATGCGTGCAGATCAGCAAGCGAAGGTAGGAATCGCTGAAGATCCCATAGACAGCGAGACTGTGTCTGTTGCTTTGTTCGAGCCTACTGGTAAGTATGTAGCTAAGGATCAATACGGAGTGTTAGGACCCTACATGGTCAATCCTACCATGACGAAGATCCTGGACGCTATAGGCGGGCAATCCTAAACCTATACCAAACAACTTGAAGGAGACTAAAGAATGCCGACCATTGATTTCACTGAGGTTCAGGGCTTAGAGCCTGTAGACCCCGGCCAGTACATAGCCGATATTGTGTACGCAGAGGAAGGGTTGTCCAAGTCGAACAATCCTAAGATCGACGTTCGCTGGAAGATCTCTGCAGGTCCCCAGACAGACCGCCAAGTATTCGACACCTTGTCGTTTCACCCATCGGCTCTGTGGCGCACCAAGCAGACGTTACAGTCGTTAGGATTCCCTGAGGACTTCTCCGGCGATATCGAAGCAGAGGACCTACTGAACCGCACAGCTCTGATTACTGTAAAGATCGAGCCTGGCTCTGGTACAGACCCTGCGACCGGTGAACCCTACCCAGACCGAAACCGAATCACCAAAGTCCAACCCGCTCCGCTAAACGTCGACGATTTCGTTAGCTAAAGAACAGACTGTCCCTCCCC